GGATGACCAGATGGATTAGATCCACCAGCAACAAACAACACACCACGCGCCTCATAAGTAGGAAAAGCAACTTCAGTTGCAACACCCCGCATGATGCGCAACTGTCGCTCAGAATAACCAGCGGCACGAGCAATATCGATCAAAATGCTAAAAGAATGCAAAATAATCGACGCGCCCATAGTCTTATCATAAGTCTGGTAATCACCCTCGATCAATCGATCATGATGTTCCATGTACTTCGCCATCTGATCCCAATCTTCACTGTGGCAATTAATGCCTAGTGCGGTCTCAAAGTGGTATGGCTGCAACTGTATCAAACGGAAAATGCTAAGGAAATACTTCCGAAAGACAAAGGTAAACACCATGTTACTCGCGCCAAACAAGCGGGCATATTCCTTGGAAACTTTAATCGGTTCAATCTTCACTGACAGTGTGAAAGGTGCATAAACACGCTGCCCATCGGCCAACTTATCCTCCATCAATTGTGCTAGTTCTAAATGCCGTGCATCCATAGTCATCGGCACTGTCGCCGGAGCGTCCACATCACCAGGGACGAAAAATCGTCCCTTCTTCCCGCGCTCTGGAAAACCAGCGGACGTATGGGGATTCATCTTATCGACACCAACCATGCCATCAATCCCCGAAACAACTGTAGTATCAGGCAAAGGAACCACCAGTTCAGCTAAATTAGGAATGCTACTCACGTGCTCCATAATCTTGGCACGGAAATCATCCACTGCTTTGTCCAAAATGGTCACTGTAAAATTGTTTCTCGGGTAAGCAAGCTCCTTCATTGCATGATGAAAGTGAATTGATGAATTTGGGTGAGGAACCGGCTTATGAACAACAGGCCAATCTAATCGTGCTCGCAATGCAGGAGCAATCAAAGACTCACGAATGTCCTGTGAATACTTCCCGGAATGCCCCTTATGAGTCCCAACAACATCCACGATTGGTATCTGATCCTCGTCAACAGGAATAAAATTCAAAAAATGGCGTGGATTAACATCATCAACCCAATCGCCAGACTGTATCTCCAAGGGGAATTCACCACCTGCCGCAACTGGCATGACAGCACTGTCCAAAATAATACGCGCATCCACTAACATCTGTCGGGTCACAACACACGAGCCTCCGATGTCACGATCATCGACACCACAAATATGCAAACTATGAATAAAAGGTTTGGACTTGGGATTACCCATCCAAACTGCGCCACACAAACCCGAATAAGTTTTAACGGGATACGGATCCATCATGCACACTTTCATCTGTTTGTAGAAAGAACCTTTTGCCGCTACACTGTGCATCCTCGCCAAAGGCATCAAACGTTCAGTTGATTTTTTCATTTCGCCATCTTCCACGTGCATAAGATGGGCGAAACGACCTTGGCATTCTGCTTCGGGAAAAAACCCAGTCAAATCGCATCGGGGGATAGTGCCAAACAAACGCACCAAAGAAAAATCAACACCCGGCAATTCTGTTATGTATTTCGCACTAAACGTACCTACCACATGTGGAGCAGCACAATCCTTCCCATCCACAAAAGCTTCCATCCTGTAATCGTCCGCACCAGGAACAAAAATGTGTGTTGGAACAAGCCAATCTGAGCCACCTACACACAATACGTGGGACCTAACTCGCCTAGTAACGGCTCCCTCATCATAAGTTATCGTGGCCCAGACGAGGTTCCTACTCAGTTTTTTCTCCAAATCCTCAGGTCGTGTAGTCAAAGAAGCTTGGCCCAAATGTGCCTTGCGCGGGTCCATCTTCACCCACATCCCAGGACGTTCTCCAGGTAATTTTTCCGGATTCTGAACCTCAGATGCGTTGACCACCAAATCTGGCCTATTCAACAACTCCATTAGTGGTATGTCAGCCACCTCTGTCTTGTCCACAATTTCCTCCATCACAGTATCCGGATGCACCGGCCCATCCCTTGCCAAACATGCATAACACTGCTCAACTTTGGTCTGCGTCTTCTCAACAACCGCACGCATAGGTGCCGTGGCAGCTGGTAATTTGCGAAATTCTTTAAAAGACAGATAAAGACCATAAGCAGCTGCTGCTGCGGCAATGTAACCTGCAATATTCAAAGTATGTTTCACCAAGAAACTAATCTTCCGACCACACATAAGTTCCAATGCGGAAGGGGGTTTACTTCGTAAAGATAGAGCTGTAATAGCAGCACCCCACGCACCATGTTCCTCACATGCACGCTGAATCATAATCGTCGTGCGAGTGTGTTCGGGGACCCAGGCTTCATCAAGCCAGTTGCACAAACGATCGCCCCATCTTAAAGACTTCGTCAAACCCCACATTTCATAACAAAAACTACGGCACAATACCCAAGGCAATTGCCAATAGTCTCTCCATCCATGGTGCCGAAGAAAAGTAAATACTGTATTTGCGACCTTAAACAAACGTGGTCCAAAAAGCAGCAAGAAAAATGAGGCGTGAATCACGTGCTTCATGCTAGCAAAGATATTCCACCAAAACCAGTCCCATCGAATCGTTTTCCATGTAGTCTTTTGCGGGTTGGCCATGCCAGCTAACATTTCCTTCGCCGCAGTTTTGCGAAACAAGGTGAAAGGGTGCACTCCGTCAGCATTTGCATCACGGTAGAGTTCTTTCACGCCTTCTTTTATCGCGGAGCCCTTCACCACCACCTCAGGCTCGGCTTGAACAACATAAGGAGTTCGATGGATTTCATAAACTACCTCCCAGCGGCGCGGATGTATTTCCACCGTGGCAAACATATCCTCTGTATTGTACTGGGTGTCCAACACAGTGGCGTGCAAACTCAACAATTCATCATTCTCGCGATCCGGGTATAAGGAACGCAATTCTTCCCACGAAACAGTCTCGAAAATATGACGATCGTTGAATTCAAAACATTGCGCTTGCACGGAAAGAGGCTCATCGGGCAGACTTGACATCGGTATCTCTGTAACATCCGGCTCATCAGCAATCTGCAAACCCCCGCGAAAATAGGCTATGAACTTACCCGTATCCACGTATGTGTTGCCATTTTCAACGCCTTCTTCCTTACAAGGTGTCAGGCTTTCCCCGGCACACTTATTAACATGGCCACGCAAATCTGCCATACTGGTCCAAGTTTTCATATCAGAAAGAAGAATTGATAAAATGTTGACTTCTTGTGCTTCATTATAAATAGCCTGATGCACACACTCCATGATGTTACTCACTGTCACGTGCTCCTCAATCTCCTCATCAGCTTGAATCTCGACTGCTGGTGGGGCACAAACCTTACATGACCCGCTGATCCTATTGTGCTCACAAAACCAACCGGCTGGGTTGTTCAACTTGGCAACAATGCTATTTTGTACAACAAAATGCTCTTGAGACAGCCGCGAAACTAACTCCATCAAAGCGTCGTTATCCATTTCCTCATCACCGACGCGTAACCATCGCCACCCAGTGCCATAAATCTGGCACTGCCAACAATTAAAACTCCAAACATCTGGAAAACACGCAGCCTGACCACTTCGTGCCTGGATTTTGGCGAAATCAGGTTGCCCAGCACTATTACGGAACTCGGGCCGCAACTTCGTCTCAATGTAAACCTCAACACGCCGATAAGCTGCTTCCGGCTGATAAGACATTGTGTGAGCATGAAATTCTCTGTCATGACAAGTTAGTCCCAAAACTTTGGCCATGCAATAGCGGTTACCTTTTTGCTCAATGGCGGCGCCGGGTAACTGCACTGCATTATTTGACGACCAATCAAGAAGAATACGCACCGGATTAACCTTTTGCGCGGAAGTGTCCTTCTCGTTCATAAAATCGTCCATCACTAAAATCTCTTGCTGGTGCACCTCTGAAAAATACTCATCCTTAAAATTGACAGTGCAATAATTTGTCGGCTCATGACTCATGCCATTGGCACGTGCGATTTGTTTCCACACGGCATGCGCGACTGTCGACTTCATACTACTAGTCGCGCCATAAACACTAAATGTAAAAGGCTTAACACGAGCTTCAGCACATCGAAGCGACAAAGTGATCTCGTTCCGAACGGTCATCAATTCTTTAACCATCCTGGCATAGATGTTCTTTTCATGAGACTTGTCACACTTACGCATCTGTAGTGTACAAGCATCAATTGTTTTGTTTAAACAGTCAGTATATGCTTGGGGTGATCGAAAACGAGCGTGATCCCCTCTTCTCTCACTGCTAAGCATGCCCATCGCAGCTTCAGCGCGTTCAGACATCAATGCTGCATGATCAACAAAAACTTCCTTCCTCGACCCACAGGCCCAACCTGCAAAATCAACAATACCATTTTCGCAATACGTAGCCACAACTTCAGCCGCCATCATGCAAGAGCGAATAACAATCCCGATCAAATCAGGAATACCACGGATTTCGCGCTTAACACTACGAGCAAACACTTTATATTGCGGCTCATCCAACATCTCGATCGTGGAATGAGATAGAATGCCAGAAAAGGCCATTACGTTTACCATATCCAACACAACATCAACCATCGGACACGATAACCACGTGCCCGCTCCTTCCCACATGTTTGCCAAAGCATTGGCAATGCCTCGCCACACCTCAGCAGCGTTCGCTTGAACTTGTAGCCGGTTCACCAAACGCGAGCTAAAGTCAGCAACCTTGTCCATCGTCACATCTTTGAAAATCAAACGAACCGCCGCATATAAAAGCGACATAAAATCTGTCTTTGACTGAGCACGAGACAAATTGTAGAGTGAAGAAACCACGTCCAAAGCGCGAATCGTAAAATTTTTCACTCCTGGCGCCATCATTGACGTGGCTGTCGTAAAAGCTTCCATAAGGTGTGGACCTCGAGGTATTTGTATCTCCTCGACCGGCACCCAGTCAAAACTGCTTCGCTCAGTTCGAGGTTCAGAAAGAGGAGTTGTATCTTCATCAGTAGGGTTGGCCTGCACAACCAATCCAATATCCACATCGCCTATCACAGGGACGCCATCTTCCCAATACCAAATCATCTCAGGATCAATCTCTGGGTGTCGACGAAGATATAACCATCGCCTGAAATTGCGCTGAATCTTAACAACCTCAATCACCAACCGATCCGTCGCAATCGCCCAAGCACCAAGCAATGGCACTCTAGGTTCATATAGCGACACGGCAACAGCAAGCCCAGCTACTGATGCTCCCTTAGTAACAACAATAGCCGCTTTGGCCATCGTTTCAAACATATCACGCATCATCCAATAAGTTATGTCCTCAAAGGCTTCCTCATCAGCTTTCCGGGCAGTCAAGTGAATAGCTGTAAACCAATGATCAAGCCATGATTGCCTAAAGCGCTTTATCGCGCCTCGTTGCCAGCTGCGGGGCTTTTCGTGAAAATAAAATGTGCCAAACGCTGCATTACTCAACCAAGCCGAGTCACGGTGGTAACTCCCTTGCTTTCCAACCAAATCATTCAAACTAGGGGGAAACGTATAATAAGGAAAGTCATCATCATGACGAATTTCGCGAACGACGTTATCAACAAGCGTGTTCACCTGAGCTTCGGAAAACTTCTCAATGTTATTCTTGAACCAATCCAAATCAGTACGGTCCAATGGTCGAAGATCCTTCATCCGTCTTCGACGTGCAACATCATTACGTTCCTTCAACATCGTTTGGTAAACACTCTGGATAGACACATCCACTTCCTCACCCCTTTCTCTCCAATCCTCACCCGTCCACGCAATTCCGCGTTTAACGGCGAGGGTCAAGTCATTATGGCCCTGTTCTTGTGCGAAAAATGCCTCATTAAATTCACGACAAAACTGCCACATATCCTCGTTCTTCTTGTTCAATTCATTTCTCTCTTGAACCAACTCAGGACGCACACCTTCAATAAGGCGCTGAGTGCCACGCATATACACCATAGTGAATGCTTGAGTTTCCATCATATCTTTATCAGATCCTTCGTCAACAAATTCCGACAGACAACTGTAATAATTCTTATTATCACGTGCCTCTTGTCTCTCAATGCGACGACAACGGTGTTTTTCATCAAACGCCCGCGCTGACAAAGCCTTTTTGCAACTCTTGTTGCTAACAACTTTGTTTCCTTTGTTCCTACTCTGATCGTCACGCCCATCATTGGGTCCCACGATCTTTTCAGATTTCTTAGCCACCTTTGTTCCATCCCTAAACTGACTGCTCGAAAGAACACGAGCATCAGAGTGTGCATCAGCGGTCCGGCTGACTACCATTCTCTCAGTGGTAGAGGCTCCGTGCGTGGAGGTAGACGCAATCGATTTCATAAAAAGTAAAATGTCATGTTAGTGCAGGGGCTCCCATTTAAGGGGAATTTCTGTCTTTTGGGCGGGCAAGCCAATATGGCTGTACCCTTCAGTTAGTTCTCTATCAACTGATAAATATAGAGCATCCCTCGAAGTGTTTTACGGCTCTTCAAGAACATACAAAAATTTTCTCGGTACCAAATTCGTCTGGCCGGATAAGGTGAAAAGAGTGTGGAACAAAAGCGGCTAAGCAAAAATGCACTCAGATCGTTTAAAGGGCGGGATACCCTCCTCCATCAGTTACTTTAAAAATTAATGTACACGCTTGACAGCGGGCAAAACTTCCTTTCGTCCAACTGGATAATGCAGTCCGAAGACAATATTTTACTTCACGCACAAATTCTGGCGGAAGGGCTTTGGTTAAGCAATTAGAACGAATTAATATACAAAACATGTTCTACCACGGACAACCACTTAAAAGTGTTTCCTCTAACTATCCTAAACAAGACTCAACACAAAGAGTCACACAAGACAAAGAACGGGGTGAATGTTTTTAGTTTACGTCCAAAAACATACAAAAATGACAAAAAATTCCCTGAAATTCATAATTAAATAAATACAGGACACGGCCTCCCAGCTATAATCAGCTTCGTTTCACGTCGTTTTGGGGGTTGGGTGCCTGCTCGATCAAAAGCAGAGCAAGGTTCCTGATATGATGGTGGTTGTATTCCATCATTTCAAATTTTAGATAAGTTTATAGACATCGAAATATCTATAAAGTTGACAAGTCAACAAAATAATAATCGAAATCATTACTAACTTAAATAAAAAGTACAAAAACTCACAATAAATTGTGAGCCGCTCCGGCGGAACCGGAAAATAGAGCGAATTTGACCTTGCATACATCGAAA